TATGCTACTTTATCTCCTGTTAAGAAGGATACTATACTAGTGAACGTAATAGTAGTGTATCCTTGAGTTACATTATCATAATCATTCAACGATTCTATCTGATATTCAAATAATTTAGTTGTTATTTCATATCCAGGTAAAGAGTTTGATGCAATATATGCAATATTTTCTTTGTCAGTATAGGTGTTCTGAATGTCGGAAGATACAGCATTATTACCATACTGGATTGATACTTCAGATGAAGTTGCCTTTTTCAGCAATCTTCTTAAGTCATACGATGTTCCAGGTTGATTGAGAGGAGTCGTAGAGACGCTGAGAGTGATTGTTCCATCATCCGATATGTCTAAGATGGTAATATCATCAAACCCTGCTACAGGAACAATCTCTGTGTTTCTGTAGAGAATTTCTACTTTATCACCAATCTTTAAAGTATTTCTATCTATCTTAATCTTTGTGGATATATTACTTCCAGAAAAAGTATTAATTTGATATCTAGTACTTGTATTATATAACCACGAATTCGAAAAAATTGAAATCTTGCTAGAATCTCTAGGAACAAGATTTCCTAAACTTTTCGGAGTAATAATATCTCCTGACTTAAAGTTAAACTTTTCATTATCAATAACAGCATCAGATAGTACTCCAGTAATCAAAAATTCTACTTTTTGACTTTCATCACCATCAAAATATCCATAATATGTGTTACTTCCATGAATATATCCCGTTTTTTCAATATTAATTGGATTTACTTCAGTGGTATAGCAACCTAAGAACTGATTTAAGGTCTTTTCATTATAATAAATTGGTCTATGATTGTAATATATTATTCCACTCTCATCAAAACCGACAGTAGAATCGACAGAAATAGTATGAATAGGATCTAATCCAGAAATTACTACATTATCAATAACTCTTGTGTTTTTTGTAACGTCAAAAGTACCCGTAATTGTTGGATTAGTATCGTCATAACCAACAAAAAGATTTAATTTATAGTATACTACTCCCTGCCTAATAAATGATTCTATCTCCGATACAGAAGCGGTTGTAGCACTATCTGTGGTCTTGTAGATAGTTTGACCCTCTAATCCATTGATATCGCCTGAGTGAGGTCTTACAACCGCTACAGACCTTCTAATATAAGATGCATCAGATGGTTTCAGGAGAAACTCTTCAAGGTTTATGATAGTAGGACTTTCATTATAAAGTACATTGAACAAGATTCTAAAGGATTCATCTGTTCCTTTGGATTCGTAAAATCCTCTTGCTTCCTTTACAAAGTTTGCAACGTTAAGATTTTCATTAAAATTAAGATTTTCTAGTCCAGGAGTTAAAGAAAACTTAAGTTTTTTATAAAATTCTTGTAAAAATAATGAACTTAGGTTGTATATTATCGATTCATTAGCATGAGATGCAGATGATGATTCAGTAAATACCAGTTCTTCTTCATTTAAATCAGAATGATATGCAGTAACTCCACTAAAACCCCTAATACATCCTTCAAAACTAGTATCAGTTACGCTTGTATAGGTAATAATTTCATCATCAATACGAATTAACCCATATGTTTTGGGGAATCCTTTAGTTGATACTACATTTATGATGTCATCACTGACAGATACGTCGGATGTTAGGTGTGTATTTCCTCTAATAACCTCAGGAGTGAGATTATCTAACTTCAAATATCTATCAATGTTCTCTGAAATGTCTGTTGGACCACTTACAAATTCTTGAGAAACATAATATTGCCTCAAAAATTCTACAAATTTAGGATTTTCTGCTAAAATAAACTCAGGGAGCTGATTTTCAATAACTTGTTGGATTTTTACTCTTTCCCCAAAACCTTCGTGTTGCATATTATGACCTCGTTAAACTCCCGTTAGAATAGCTTGATGTATAGTAATTTTTATTGAAGACAACACCTGAATTATCTTCTCCAGAAGATATAGAATCTTTAATCATATTTATTTTACTCTTTTCAAGATTAAATGAAATATACAAATCTTTTAATCCTATAATATCATTTGACTCAGGAAATGCCTGAATCTCGATAGAATCATTGTCTAAAGTGGTAGAAGTGATAATAATATTATTGATGTTAACCTCTCCCAACTCATAATTCACAATTCCTGCAGATTTTACAAGAATTTCGGGCGAAAATGGATCCTCAGAGTTAGTTTGGACCTCAGTTGCTGGTTTCACAATTGAAATAATACCCGTTTTTCCGTCAGAATTTGGTGTATCAGTAAAAAATACAGTATCAGTGCTTCCAAGAATCGTAAATCCGGTAGATTTGATGTTATATCCCTTCTGATTGATATGAAATCTATTACCAAAACAGATTTCATACTGTGCAAACTGATTAATAAGTGCTTTCAGGTCTCTTCTAATGATAATTTTTGTGATATTTGACGTAATTGCAGAATCTGTGTTGTCAATAATCTGTAAAAGTTTGGAATATTTGAATCTTCCGCCAAATTTATTTAAATCTACTGATTTTGAGTAAGAAACAAGAGAAGAATTGACTTTACTATTCAAATCTGATGCATTTATAACCTTATTATAGTTGTAATAAACAGAAGAATCGATTTCGACATACAAAATTTTCAAATCAACGATTTTTTGATTGATTCCAGACACAGAATATTGCTTCAATTTCGATAAAATCTGCTCTTTATCAAAATCTGAGATAAAAGTACCATTTTTTGGTTTGATACTGATCAAAACATTGCCATATTGAGGTGGATCTAGCTCTTCTCCACCTACAACAGAGACAGATTCCGCATTTCTAAAGATTTTTGACTTGATAATTGTCTCATAATCAGTTGTTGTTACTGCTCTGTTCTGGGCAGAATACAATCTTGGAGCAAAATAGCGAACTGAGTTGATATTTTCAATTTCTGCACCATTATATGACCGATCTATGGTCGTTACGGTAAGTGTATTTGTTGGAACAACAATTGCATCTTCTGCATCAATCAATGTTCCGGCAAATGTAAATTTATCGACTCCATTTCCTTCTTTTCCAGAAGTCACAATGTAGTTTGAGGTGATGATATTGCCATTTTCTAGTGCCTTTCCAAAGATTCCATTACCAAATAATAACTGATACTTCTCATCAGCAATTTCTTGAATAAGATAAACTAATGAATTACTATCTACATCAATAATATTTTCCACCAAATTGTATTGGTCACCTAATCCTAGTTCATCTGGACCTTTTACATATGTTCTAATTGTTGTAGTATCGACAAATGAATTATCTAAAACAAATTTTTGATCAAGAGAGGTATCGACAATAAACCTTTTCGATAAAAATGTTCCTTCTTTTATTGTAATATTATTAAATTCGGCAATACCATCTACCACTGGGACTGTAATATTCTCAGGAGAAGAGAATACATAAGAAGAACCTCTTATCCCACCAGTACAAACAAGACCTGCCTGGAGCGTTATTGTGGGTGTATAGATTGGTGTTCCGTTCGCTAATGTTGATACAGGATCAACATTTACGCTAAAAGATATCTTTGCAGTAGCAGCAGTTCTAGAAGATGGTACGTATCCTATATTTCTTGCAAGAGATACGACATTCTCTCTGATCGTTGCAGAATCCAAAAAGGATTCATTGGCAACCATATTAGTGTTGAATGCAGTAATATACGTATTATATGCTAACGTATCAATTAAAATAGAAAAATTAGACCCCTCAAAGTCAAAATCCGTAAAATTAGAATTTGCACGGAGATAATCTTTGATTGATTGTCTTATTTGACCGTAGTCTAGATTAGTGAATTTAGTAAAAGGCATTTTTTTATCTGGTTGCCTCTAAGATGAAGGTAAACGATTGGGTAGGAATTTCTTGACCTATAATATCAAAGATTATGGTGACCTCAAAATTATTTTCATCAATATTTGGTTCTACTTCAACGTCAATATTTTCAACCCTGGGTTCATAATTTGTAATAACTTCAAGAATCTGTTCTCTAAGGATTGTTGCCGTAGCATAATCCATAATTTCAAATAAACTATCACGTACATCTGATCCTAGGTTAGATTGAAAAAATCTTTCAGTTCTAATCGTTTCAACTAAATTACGGACAGATCTTATAATAGCATTTCTATTCGTAAGAACAGGTAAATCCTTTGTCACGGGATGTGGTTCAAAGGATAAACTAATATCTTTGAAGGATCTAGATACCCTTGTTACTGCCATTTCGGAGAACTTTTTTAATTATTTAGCACTTAAATCTTATTTATTGGCATTAAAAAAGTCCCCCGAAGGGAACCTCTTTAATCATTTATAATCTCTAACGTGTTCGTTGCTTGGATGACTGTGATGATGGTCATCATGACTACCTAGAAAATATGGATGTCCTACTTCCCAGACAACAATAGAAATAAAACCGACGAAAACATAACTAAGGATTTTATCAAATGTCTTCATCGTCCTTGTCCTCGATAACGTTTACGAGCATTGTTACGACTTGTCGCGGCATACTTAGTGTGTTTCCCACACCCTTGCCGAGTTTTTTTTGGTTTTCCCGGAGTAAAATTAGTTTTTACAAGTCCAACTTTAGAACGTGCCATAATTAGTTTTCAATAACGATTTTGTAGGTGATTTGATCAGATTTGATGGTTCCATTCTCATAGAACCCTTTCGCATAATCTTCCATTATGTCGAAGAATTCTTCTTCAGAAAGATGAGCATGTTTTAGTTCGCCTTTTACATAGACATTGTACTTTTCTTTCATTGATGTGACAGAAAATGTGATCTTTTGTCATTTTGACGAGATTAAACGGAATGTCATGTGTGTGACATAAGTCATTATACCACTTCCGTATATGCCGTCAAGTACCTTGGACGAGAAATCCTGGACTACAATGCTCTGATACGAGATCGCGAAGCGCCCTGTGCCATCCTTAAAAGAATACACAAGACGCAAATTGCGATGAATATCAGATCACCCTTGTCTTTTCGTGCCCAACTCTGATGCGTGGATCGCACCAGATTTCAAAGCCCGCCTGAATTGCATCGAGACAGAAAGATACGTCCTCTCCGCACATGTCCTGTACACTACCTGATTCAAAGACCTGCATCTTTGGTGCAAACCATGGATACTTCATCTCTTCGTGCTCAAATACACCGTTCTTGATCAAGACCCATCCGAATCCTGTGTAGTCCACTGTGAATGGCTTACGACGCTTTCCAATACTCTCCAACGTCTCATGGTTCATCACACCACCATTACCACGGAAGTCCTCTTCGTCTAACCAATGAGCAACAGATGTCGTGCGACCGTCCTCAGTACAGTACCAACCAGCAGAAATATCCTTGTCCATCAATACCAATTGATAGAACTTCTCAGTGTTGAATACAATATCACTATCAATCCATAATTGATAATCATACTTCAACTTACCATCCCACGGAAGTTGATCCGGTCCACGCAGTACATTCGCTCCTAGACACTTGCATCTCGCAAAGTTCACCATTGAGGAATAATCCTGCGAGATCTGGATGCTTGCTCCGCATTTTACCAAGTCGAAGCAAAGTTGTACAAAACTTTTGAGAAATGCATAAGATACCCCACGACCTGGCAGACAGAACACTACTGCTTTATCACGTAGCATTTCTCTGGCAGCATCGTAATCCCATTCTGGGGCGCTCTCTGATGGTTTGGGTGTCTTTGCCTTTACTGTAAATCCTTTAGACATAATAGAAATTGGTTACTTCAGTATCATACCGTATTATATATGGGGCGTCAATCGCGTTGCTCTTGTGCATCAATCGCGTTGCTCTTGTGCATCAATCGACCCCGCGAATGATAATACAATCACTCTCGACCTCGATGTTTACTTCTGTGCCCTCATACCATCCTTGCTCATCACATACCCATTGAGGAATCACTACATAATACTCCCCAGTTACTTGATCGACCTCTATAGTCGTAAAATTTTCTGCGCGATTTTTTTCCATGGGAAGGATTTCCTTTCTTGCATTATATAGCATTTTGTGGGTTTTTGGGGAAGGTGACCCCCTGGTGGGATTTTTTTATGGGCGCGGTTTTTAATAGGCGTTCGTAACACTTTATAGCTTAGGGTAGTTAGGCGTTTTATATACGGGGGCGGGCATGGGGCAAAAAATACAAAAAATCGCCCCCCCGGTTACTGTCATTTACGAACTGTAATAATAACACATAAGGGGGCAAATCTGCCCCCCTAAGTATCACTGACAGATCCAAATATCACCCAGGAAACTGTCACTGTAAATCAGCGATTTGCGGGTGTTAAGTCTACATTCATCCTTGCTATTGTTGTTCAAAATATATTGACCGCCGACACTTATCAGAATTGTTATCAACGAACCAACGGACATTTTGGCGATCCAATCGAAACATTTGCCGGAAGAATTGCGTGACATAATTGAGAAGAATGGTGTGATGATTTAAGGCAGAAAGTCTTACATAAGACCCTCACTTTCTAGATACTTCTCAACAGCGTAAGGCATTAAAGTTACCTCTACACCGTGTGAATAATCCTCAGAATCTGCCTGATAGAACGAAACATACCATCCGCCGGTTCCCATTATCGTAGGTTGCTCACCGTTAGCAATACAATCCATGGCATATTTCATGGCAGAATCCATTATGTAATTATGCATATTTTGCTCCGAAATGTGACCGTTGCGGTTAATCTTAAACAAGACTTTTGCCGCTTTTTCTATGCTGCTAAATTTCCAATCAAGGCGAACAAATTTGTTGCTGGTAAATGTTGCTGAAGGCATGGGATTTAAGGGGTGAAAGATTTAATTAAGGGGTCAGAATTGACCCCCTTAGGTGTAACTCTATCAGGAAAAATATCTCCCTACAGTAATAGTCCCATCGCAGTTGTATTTCATAACAACCCCGCTGAAATACGTATCGGGACTGTAACCGGTCCACCCATAAAGGTGCTCATGAGGTGCTGCAATCACCCTGATAAAATCTTTCACACAATACCAATCACCCCGATATTTGAAGAATTCAGTGTTATCGAATTCTGTCTCGGTAAGGTAGTCAAACTGTCGGCGTAGTTTGGCATACAAACTGCCAGAATTTAGTGCGCCGAATCCATCAATCCATTGTCCCATAGTGCATTTGCGGGGTTGATTGTTCGTTTTGATTGTTACTTGCATTGAAATTTAAGGGGTGAAAGGTTTAATTAAGGGAGGCGATTGTGCCTCCCTAAATGTTACTCAGAATCCTAATCTTTCTGAGAGATACTGTTCAACCTCGTCAGGATTGACCGGTTCAGATACATGCAAACCGGCAAAATGTTTCGCCCTATTGTGAGCATCTTCGATCGTTTTAATCACATTTGAGACTTCTATCGTCTCACCTTTGGCAATGTTAGTTGCAGTGACGATGTAACCTTTGCCGTTAGGGTTACACATAACAGCGGTAAAGTTGCGGCGCTCGTTGTAGAAATACATAGAAGAAGTGTGGTAAAAGGGTGAAAAAAGGGGAGAGGATTCTCCCCCTAAAGTGTAACTTAGCGGCGGATCATACAGTAACGCTGACCAATTCTTTCCTCACACCGACCAGTCCTAACTCCGCGCTCTTGGAGTAACTTAATCTCCGCTTTTAGGGCAGGATCGACAACTGCGATTGTACGCTTTCCGGCG